TCCAGCGTCAAACACCTGCACCCTCTTCGTAGCATCCGTGAAGTGCATTAGTGCTGTACTTGGATTGTATTCTGCTTTTGTAATGGGTTATTCCTGTTAATTGTCAAATAATATTAAGTCGTACCCACCAATACCGTCACTTATTTCGTCGGCAACAGTGACTCTTATTTTTACGTTAGTTAGTTCTGGCAATGGACCCGCTGGTGCTCCGTATCGGTATATAAAGTGCGAACTACCAATATTAACGAGAGTGGCTTGTCCGTTTACGGACCACGAGCCATTGCCACCATTAGGCGGTCTGCTCATCCATTGAAACGTAGCACCTACCCCATTTTTATTATCATTGCCCAGGGCAACATAACCCTCTATAAAAAATGCCGTTTTCCCTACAGGTATCGTATAGTGAGTCATCTGTGTCTGCCCATCGTCTATGCCTATAAATGCCGCTAGAGTTCCGCCGCCACTTATCTGGACAGATATAGCACCTTCGTTCGTCGTATTAGAACCTGCGGTAAGGCATATGACCCTATAGACTGCCGTGTAAGTATGAGTCGTTAGCGGAACCGCCGTAGTACCATTCAACGTAACAATTTCATCTACTTCTAACCCAGAACCATCAAGACCAAGTACCAAGACTGTTCTAGCTCCCGTACCCACTGGCGAACCGTCATCATTGACACTTGTGCTTACTATTTCCATAGACTGTGGGCTTGTCGGGTAAAACCCATAAGTTCCAAGCCCGCCCCAAATATCTGCACCAGTAGTAGGTACAAGAGGGTTGTGGCCGAATTTATTCATGATAGAAGCGCCCGGAACATTACCTCTAGCAACTTCAAGATAGTATTCTTTGTTAGTGATATAGCTCATTGTATAATCCATCCTACGTTATTAGACATTATTACGAGGTTCTCGAATTGAACAAGTTTTCGCGTAAGCTCGAGGTCTATCGTTTCCGTACCATCGCCATCAATCGTGATAGTTCCGGTTCCAGAGTTCTTTATCGAAAACTCCCTGCCCACTCTCCCTACCGCAGTGGGAAGGGTTACAGTAAATGAGTTCGCAGTACACTCAATCTGATAATCATCATCAGTAAGTGTAGTAAGTGCAGTTATAGCACGATAGGGAAACTCAACGCCTTTAAATATCCTCATTACCATTTCGTTACCGTGTCCCCTTCTACGGCATGTTCCACTTCGTCGTCCGCTGAGTTGTGCCTTATAAATGTATCGCCATCAAGTACGCCATCTAAGCTAATCTTCTCGTCTGATGCGACTGCGATACTATTAAATACATGGTCTGGTTGTACGCAATCGCAATCGTCTGTAGCGATAAATGCCTGTGTGCAATACCAATCAGTCCCGAATTGTTGCACGAAAATAAGTGAGCCATCAACCAATCGAGGTGCAGCGGCGTTTAGTTTTTCACTACCACTGCCGCCGATCACAGAACAATTAACTTCGATCTCTATCCCCGTCGTATCTTCACGAAGAAAGCAATCAACAGTCGTAACTGCTCCAGGTGCGGCCTTGACGAACGCCATGCTTGCACCGCCACCAACGCCGCCGCGAACAAGCCGCTTTCGTAGCGTCTGGATGTTAAGGTTCAAAACAACATCGTCCCCTGCACGTCTCACATTAATGTAGTTATCGCCCGTCATCTTTCGCAAGCCGCGTAATTGACGCCACATTATATTAAGCTTCGGCAGTATTTTTTTATTGAATTGATTAAACATTATAGTTCACTTTTAAGGAAGTATAGCGGACGGAAATAGGTCTTCAAAGTCAAATTCTTCATAAGATTCAACAGTTATTCTGCCGACCTCATCTACTGGATCAGGAACAGGCTCGCCGGTAAGGTCATCTGAATAAACAACTTCCGGATCCCAGCCGCCTACCCTGTATTGGAACTCATAGCGATTTACAAACGTAAGGGGTATCGCTACAGACACGCCAGCATTGTCGCTTGTGCCTGTAATAGAAGTACAAAGCCATTCTCTCGCTGCCTTGCCCCACCATAGAGCGTCATTAACCTTGCCCTCATAAAGATGCTGCGGTATCGCTGGATCAAAGCCCTCTCTGACAGTATAAATCCTTGATCCTTCTGGCCTAAATACCGTAACAGTTCCACCCTGCTCTGTTAGTCCAGTATTCCTACGCCTACTCTGTTCACCATTCGGCTCAGTTCCGCCGTAATCACTGGGGTACTCATAAAACACGGCAATAGAGCCGGGGGATAATGGACCTGCCTGATAATTAGTCGTCTCGATCTGGCTTAATGTACTGCCTACATCGACCTGCAATATGCCCCACGGACTAGACTGATAAGTAAGGGTTAGGCTGAATTCGCCAACGCCAAGAGGTTCAGATGCTATTGTGCGAAGCCAACAACCATCAAGGTCTGCGATACCTGTAGCGGCCCCGAGATCGTCCCCAGCAACCGGAATAGCATTGTCTATTATTGAGTTATATATCTGCTTCACATCGGCATCGTCACCAACTCCGACGACACCCTTGAGCGTGGCCTTTACTATAAAATTCCACCCGTTAATGCCAGTATCATAAGAGCCTCTTGCCCCCTTGATATTATATAAAAATGGCGTACTCATAATAAATCGTTCCCTTTTATTTCAGTTAATGTCCGTTGCTGTATGGATATAGATTCACTCAACAATGCATTCGTTCTATTCACACCATGCACACTACCGCCTGCGTTTAGTGCAGCAACGTCGATAAATTCTGAGCGGATTTCCTGAAAACGACCGCCCTTAATGCTGCCGGGGGTGTCGGGGGTTTCTTTCTCTGCTTCCAAGTCTTCGCGTTTAGAAATCAATTCGTCAATGAGATTAGCAGCGTCTTGCATCCCCTTATTCCACTCAACCCATGCCTCGCCTGTTAATGCATCTCCGAGTTCTTCCATTTTATTTAACTGAGCAAATAGAGGGTCTATGCCAATGCCGCCAATCTGATTTTGCAGGTTGCTTATAAAAGCGTCAATCGAACTGAAGGCGGCTTTTTCTTGTTGCTTAATAGCAAGCAATTCTCTTTCTTTGTTAATTTCTAATTGCTTAAATCTGAGTTGCTGTGCACTCATTTTCAGCCTAACGCCTGACTGCGTGTCCACTTGCGTCGCAACCGTCCCTAGCTCTTTGAATTTCCCCACTGTAGCGTCTAGGGCTTCGTTTACGGTGACAATAGCAACGGTAGCAACCCCAATTCCTATCGCTAAGGCTCCCCATCCAGCAGGTCCACCCATCGCAAGCATCACTATTTGTTTGGCTATCAATATAGTGTATTTGTGTGTCAAGAATGCAATAGCGACAGCGACTACTTTTATAGCAGTAGCAATGGCGACAGCAGACGCCACGAATATAGCAAATTTACCGATAACAGAAACAATAGCCTCCCTGTTCTTTGTCATTATCACAGCAAGCCGCTCTAATGTTGGAGCTATCTTGATAGTAATAACCTGGAACAAAGAAGTAAATGACTTCTTGAGCGAAAGGACCACATCATTGGCAGCCTCGATCTGCGTGAGATCATAGCCTTCTAATGTTATACCGAGTTCCTTAGCCTGCTTCTGGGCCTTCTCAATGCCTGCTGCACCTTGTTCGAACAAGTTGAGCATCTGTGCGCCAGCACGACCGAACAAGAAGTAAGCGGCTGCGGCTTTTTCTGCCTGCGTTCCAAGTGTCTCGATCCGGTCAGCGATAACAAGTAAAGCTTTATCCGGCGTCATCGCTATCATTCTTTCAGCGGACAAACCCAAAGCCTCAAGGCCGCGTTTCGCTTCACCGCTTCCAGCCTTAACCTCACCCATTCTACGAGTAAAAGTTTCAAGAGCTTTATCCATTGCCTGAATGCTTATGCCCGCCAATTCACCAGCGTGCCTCAATCCAAGCAATGCCTCATGAGCTATTCCCAACCTACGGGAAAGCTTAGAGACAGCGTCGAGCGTAGACAAAGTGCTTTTAAGCAAGAAACCCATCCCACCAATGCCGGCAGCTATTGCCAGACCTTTAGCGAAGCGAGCAATGGAACCAACTGCACCTGTAATCGTAGACTTTAGGCTTTTAGTCGCATTACGGCTACGCTTCATGCCCTTTTCAAAGACCGAGGTTCGTGCTATTAAGTTTACAGCTAATGTCGAAATTGTTGCCATTACTTAGCCTTTCGAGCCATGCCTATAGCGTGATTCTTTAGTATTATAGCCATATCTTCTGGCGTCTGTTTTTCTTTTACTGCTTCATACACTGGTATACAGTCCTTAATATGTACCGCGTCTTTAGAATTTGCAGCCCTGATCGCCTGCGTGACCATGCCGATTCTAAAATCTTGCAATTCTTCGCCAAATGGACGAATATTATACTCAGCAATCCATAAATTGTACTCTTTGGCCGACATACGCTGGCCTAATTCCGCTAGTGTACAATGGAAGACCTCACGACAAAGCTTTAATCTGAATCTTGTGTCGTGGTCTTTTCGGAGTTTTTTACTGTCTCCTCAATGTCTTCCTGACCAATACCGGAAAGCCTTTGAGCGACCTGAAAAACTCTGTCAAGTGCCGAAGCTGACTTTGCGTCTAAGGCATCAATGTCATCGCTTGAGAATAGACGTTCCCCATTCTCGTCACGCATACATAGGGCACATAACAGAGCCGTTGCGCCTTTCATATTTGCCTTACCGTCAGATATAATAATATCTGTCCAGCTATCCTTTTCAGCCAACGTCAAACCCCAGACGTTTACTTCGCCGTTCCATTCTGGAACTTTTACAACTTCACTTTTAATATCTTTGCAATCAATGATGTCTTGTCTAGTTAACATTCTTCATCTCCTTAAAAATTAAATTACGCAGCAGGTGTAAATACTGGAACACCGCTACATTGAATTGATAATACGCCCGGAATTTTAGTTGTGTTATCAGTTGAGCCACCGAAAGCTTTTGCGATATAGCCCTGCACTACATACGTTGATGTGTCAGGTAGCGTTATCGTCCACGCTTCGTTAGCCAAGCCAATCGCAGCTATCATAGCAGCAAGGCTTGTCTTGTCGTAATTGACTTCCATTTCGATGACACCGGGGTCTTTCATCCCAGCGATATGCTCACCGAAGTTCGATGGAGAGTCAAAACTCGTAACATCAATATCGGTAACTGCAATCTCTGGAAAACTTATGTTCGATACTTCTACTACACCAGCCGTCAAGCTGGTGGCTCCTGCAACTGTGGTCTTATAACCGCCTATGCCGCCCATTGTACTACCCTTTCAAAAAGATATTTTCTTATGTAAATATTTCTATAATTTAGGTTAATCACGCAGCAAGCGTAATTGAAACTATATTAGATGGTGCTGATTCAGCCGGGTCTTTAGCCGTACAATAAAAGTTATACAAAATACTATCAGCAAGACCGGTCTGGACAATATCACCCGAACCTACCCTTGTTAGTCCCGTAATCCATGTCGACTCGGTCGATTCTTTGTAGTACAACTGGATTGTATTTGACCCTACACTTGTCGTCACTGAAACTGTGACGCTGTCCTGATTGCCGTCATCCACTACACCCGTAATTACAGGAGCATCAGGTGCTTCCGTAAATACTGGAATGCTACTACATTGGATAGATAGCACGCCCGGTATCTTGGTTGTATTATCAGTAGAACCGCCGAAGGCTTTTGCAATATGGCCATCAACTACGTATTTCGAGTTATCGGGTAATGTAATTGTCCATTCCTCATTATCAAGACCAATCGCCGCCACCATAGCATCGAGGCTATCCTTTTCATAATTGACTTCCATTTCGATGACGCCGGGGTCTTTCGCTCCCGCAATGTGTTCGCCGTAATTAGACGGAGAATCGAAGCTTGTAACGTCTATGTCGGTAACTGTAATCTCTGGAAGACTTATGTTCGTTATCTCCACAACCCCCGTCGTGAGACTAACAGCCCCTGCAACTGTGGTTTTATAGCCGCCTATGCCGCCCATGATATTAACCCTTCAAAAAATTAGTTTCTTGTGTAAATAATTCTATAATCTTGCCGAATACCGTGTCGGCTTATTGGTTTATTTCCTGGTTCGTACTCGTCCAAATCACCCTCGTCCACTAATGCCATATAAGATATAGCCACGCCATCAACTGTGCCACTAAAGCCGTCTAAAGCCCTACGTACTGCATTTGCAACACTTAATGACTGCAACTCGCTAAGTCCATACGAATTGACCTGGAATCGTCTCACAGCGAGCGTATCAGGCCCGTCCATCGTGTGCTTATCTGCGTCCATGCTTATGCTGTGATAAGTTATCGAGGTCAATCCCTCTACAGGATCGCCACCCGGAGTAACCCTGCCAGCGACCAAGCCCTCAATCGTGCTATCGCCCGTCATAATGATATACAAAGCATGTTTTAATGTTCCTGTTCCAGCGACAGAAGCAAGGAATATCGTCACCACATTAGACGGGGCTGATTCGTTTGGATTCTTAGCCGTGCAATACATCTCGTAAAAAATGCCCGCAGTGAGTCCCGTTTGAATAATATCGCCCGATCCGGTCCGTGTACTGCCGGTAGTCCATGCGAACGTAGTCTTTTCTCTGTAATAAAGCTGGACAGTGTTTGTCCCCGGTGTAGTTGTTACCGATACCGTCACGCTGTCCTGATCTCCATTATCTATAACGCCCGTAATTACAGGAGCAGAAGGAGGGGATGCGCCGGGGTCAAGCTGTCCCGTTCTTGTGTCAGGCCAGCCGTACTCAACATTTAAAGCCACCTCTGCGACTTCGGGCATTACTATGCCAGTATTTTGTCCAACATTTGAAGCTGTTATGCTCATTGTTCTGTAGCCTCTGCAATAATATCCTCTGTTGAATTAACCGCGTTTCCGGCCGGGTCTTTCAAGTCTTTCTTGCTTAGCTGAGTCAGGGTTCCCTTTTTGTTATAGAGAACTGTGCCGGATGCCGGGGCAAATACTTCATCGGGGAAGAAATTACCCAGAATCTGATCCTGTTTAGCTTCTGTAGCATCGCCGCCGCCACCGCCCGAAGGTGCTTGCTCAAGGGCTTTTGTGGTGTATCTATCACCACTGGAGTCTTCGATTAAGCCATCTACTCTTGTGGTCTGTGTTGCTACACCGTCCAGCGTTGCTTCTTTAGCGACAGTCGCATCCTTTGCCACTGTGCTGTCTTTAGCTGCCGTAGATTCCTTGGAAACCGTGGCATCTTTTGCTGATGTTGCCTCTTTTGACACTGTACTATCTTTTGCAACAGTAGCGTCCTTAGCTGCCGTCGCTTCTTTTGAGACAGTCGAATCTTTAGCTCCATCGCCTACTGTATTAACTAACTCAACGGAACCAGAATCTGTGCTAATGGCCCCGTTGGTCACAATGTCGGTCGCTGCCAAGGTATTCTTGTCTGTATTAGTTGTTACCGTATCAACCAAAGTGACCCTTGCTAACGTGTCTCCTTCAACTAGGTAATCAGCAGATGGAATCGTCCTAGCATTCATCTGGGCCTCAGTTGGAGGTACGACTGTATTAGCTCCATCCGTTCCACGCATAAACCTATTTTCGATTGAAAAAGCGGCCACGAAAGCATTGACGGTTTGCCCGTCTATTGTAATCCCGGCCATCTTGACCTCGTAGTCTGAGCCTGTAGTGTATTCTGCGTCTGCGTTTGTATCAATCGTGACCAAATGCGAACCATTTCCAGTCCCTACATTCAGCGTGACAGTACCGCCAGCATCCGGATCGGTTAAAATTACCCCGTCTTTGAAGACCTCAATATCAGTAGACACAGCCGTAACTGTTACGCTTGCTCCATCGGAATTGAACGTATTCCAGGGGAGTTTTATTGTTGCATCTTCAACTATGTCGCCGAAATATTTACTCATAACTTGCCTCTATAATTTCTTTTCGATTCGTCCTAGCGATTTCTCAAAGCTCTCAAATCGCTCTTTCTGGTAATCTTTCATGTCCTTAAACTGCTTGTCTTGATAAACTTCATGTTTATTCAGTGCATCCTTAGTGGCTTTAGTGCTAAGACTAGCAGCGCCCATAGAACCTATCGCCATGATTACAGCAAATAAGAATGTCAGTGTTACTTTTAACCAAAAATCCCTTGTTTTATCAGCCATTTCTTTTCGCCGCCTTTTCAATTCCTTGTTTCATTATTTGTTTCATTTTCTTTATCATCGCTGCCCTACTCGAATCGTAAGCTTTCCTCATAAATGGAATCGGCTTTGCGTTGCCGTGACCATATTCAAGGGCCGCAGGTATATACCACCTTCCAACTGATCCACCTATTTTTCTAAATATATTACCTACGGCAGCCCCTTTGCCTCGTTCAAAACTGACTCTGGTGTGAGAACCAAGTCTTAATCCTTGAAACTCTACAACATCGGGATTTAGTCCCAGCCTCATGCCATAAGAGCCTTTCCTTTGGTGCTTAAACGCCCTAAGTGCCATATTTCTAGCAATGAGCCTACCCATATTCCCTCCAACCATAGAGAGGGCGTTACTTTTCGCCGCCTTCATCGCCACTTTCTCGCCTTCTCTCACGGCAGTTCTGACTATTTTCTTTGATACCTTACTCTCTAATGTAGCAAGTTGCCGATCTAGCTCTAAGAATCCGGTTAATTCAAAGCTTTTAGTGAACTCAGACACTTATCTGCTCCTTACAAGTAATGCGAAGTTCTTCATGTTGCTCAAATACATCATTTACATGCACTATCTCAAGAGTCCTGCCGTTGTACACTAGTTGATTCTTCATGGTGATACCAGCCACGCCGCCGGTCCCACAAAAGCCGACATTGACCTCTACGCTTGCCTGAATGTCGATCTGCCGGGCAGCCTCAAGCTTGCCGCCCGTTAGGTTGGTGACTTTAGCCCAGATTTCCGAAGTAGTAGCCCATGAATATGTAATACCGCCTAAACTGTCTTTAGTTGGCGTATTAGTCTGGACTTCTACCCTTCTATTGCGTTCGCCTATTCTCATTGATAAACTTTCTCCTGATTAAGCAATGCGTCTACAGTAAAAGGTATTTTATTGATCGTACCGTTAATTATCGGCTCCCTTTCCACGTACCATACAGTCAGTAGCAAGAGCAATGCCTGCTTGATGGTTTCCGGTACATCTGAAGCGGCCCCATAGCCAGCTTCGTACTCAATCGTCACCGCATCAATAACCGACCGTGTCGTCGGCCATGTCTCATTAAAGG